CACTACGGAATTTGGGCTACGTATCGGCCGGCGGCGTTGGTCGGCAGGCGAGATGCTGCTGTGCGGCGAGCGGTCGGTGCTGCAAATTCGGAGGCAACTGCAGCCGGCGGCGCAAATGTTAGTCGCCCCGGATTTCGCGCGTGTAATGGCCGGCGATCAACCGGATCGTAGCGAGGCCCACCACGACGAAGCCGACAATCAAAGCCACGATATCGATCCACCAAGGCATTATGAGATTGCTCCCGTGCCAGTGACGCCCCTGCCCCACCCACGCTGGAAGCAACAACGCCCAGTCCGAACGGTTCCCCGGCCCTTTCGGCGTAAAATCCGAATCGAGCCACTACCGCCAAAATGGTAGACTGGTTCGAAAAAATGTCTGTCCAAAGATGGACACCTTCGAAAGCGGACACCCCTAACCATTGGCATGGAAAAGGGTTCGAAGACCCGCTATTCGTTCGCAACTTTCGACCGAAAAGTTCAATAAAGCCTTATGGAAGGGTGGCCGAGTGGTTTAAGGCACCGGTCTTGAAATTCGCTTGCACATATACCGTGCTGTTTTGTTCTATCCCGCCTGATATTGAATTATATAGAGAAATTGGCTTCGGCGCCATCACGTGTCCCATCCGATACCGGGCGATATTATCGAGTTGGGTAGCAAAATGGTAGCAAGAGTTCGCGACACGTTCTCAGGTCATGGCACACCGCCGCTTGAGTGGCCGAGCTTTGCGGCCACGGCCGAAGTCGGTGTTGAGCTCAATCCCGGCGAGCCGAGCCACGAACGCGAATTACGTTACGAGGCCCTGCATGACCTTTGACGAAGCCGAGGACGCTTGTCGGCAAGTGGCAATACTTGGCGAGAAACTTTTGGAATCCTCTTCGCCAGAAGATGCCAAGGCTCTTGAGCAGAAATGCCGGCGCTATATGCGTCAAATGGATAGGACCCGGTACGGATATGTCTCCGAGAAACTCGTCGGGGTAATGACCGCCGCAAAACTGTATCAAAAAAAGAGTAGAATGGATGTGGCCGAGGCGAAATCAGCCCTCTACACCGCCCTGAGGAAAGTTGAACGCGCAATGATTCCCCTTCGCAACGCCGATCGTTCTCAATGGCAGGAATGACCGGATGCTCATTGCACTCCCCGCGGCCGCCCGCATTGCTGCGGGCGGGGTTGTCTCTAAGCACTACCCAACCGTAGCCTCATCGTCGGCTGCAAATTGAGAAACGGTTTTTGTCATCGGCGGCTCGGGAAGGCCAGCAAATGAGCATACGGCGCGCTCGGCCGAATAAAGGAAGATTTCAAGCCATTCGCCGCCGTCAAAGATATCGAGCTGCTGCTGCTGTTTCTGGATATAGGCAAGCGCCGCGGCTAAGCCGGCCTGAGTGGTCGGGACCGTCCGAATCAAGTCCCATGCGGCATCGCGTTCTGCGTCGCCAGCATGATCGTATGCAGCTTTCAGCTTGCCAAATTCCGTTTTTGCGACTCGCTTGGCGAGCCGGCGCTCTGACGCCTTGAGCTCGGCCGTGCGCGCCTCGATCCAGGCTGTTTTCTTATTGTCGCTCAACTCGCGTGGAGCGCTCCGCTCGATTGCGGGCACGTCGTAAACATAGACCGGCTTGGTTTTGCCGTTGGGCTTCCAGGTCACAGCGTACTCGCCATCTTCGCCGACGTCCCTGTACTCGGACCTCCCATCTTCGATTTCGCCGATCTTCACTCGGGCACGTGGGTCTGGGCGGGGTCCATGTTGCTCTTCAAATTCATCGTGCTTGTCGCCTGCCGATCGCAGAGTTGCGAACACCTCCTGGTGGCGAGCGATAGAAGCAAACACCGGATCGATTTGAGCGGACGAAGCAATGGCCGGCAATGAAAGCGCAGGAAGCGAGGCGACGCCGGCCAGGATGGCGCGGCGAGATGTTTTAATCGTCATGGTGGTGAACCCCTGTTGATAGGAGCCACAGCCAAGCGGAATGCCGGACGGTTTTTTGCTATTCGTTGAGTCGGTCATCGGTCGCCCTGCTGTGGCGGTTGATGGCAAGTGGCCGGCGGATGCTTCGAACCATCCGCCGGCTGCGCAGCACCTAGACTCGCTGATTTGCCGGGATGACGCAAGCAGCGAATGTCCACAGGCGCCGGCGGGAATGCGGAAAGGCGCTCGATCGCTTCCGCCATCGCGTTCTCCTTTGATCTGGCAACAGCGCGGGCAGGTTTGCCCGCGATGTTAATATTTCGTCTGACTTCTCAGACGGTTAGTTTTTTACGGGCAGCAGAATTTCGTCGAAAATGGTACGGTCACTCGGCCTTCGCCTCACGCAACAGATCGTCGAAATCATTGGCCGCCGGCGCCCAGGCGCACACCACGGTGCGGCCCTCGCGAGCATAGCGCTTGGCCGCCCGCGCCATGACACATTGCGTCGTGAACGGGTCCGAGGTGGAATCCCCGAGCAGCACCAGGCGCTCGACCGTGTCGGGGATGGCGATCGCCGGGCTGTCGAGATTGGGGTCCGGCCCTGGCACGCGCGGGACGCGCCCCTTGTCGGTCTTCATAGAAGGGTGAGGGACCGAGCTACTAGCCTTGCCCGCGAGATTGCCGAGGTCGACCGATGTCCAGAACGCGGTATGTGTGAGATCGCGGCCACTGGCGGCGTAGGCCGTCCAGATCGCCAGCACCTTCTCGATGCCCTCGCCTAGCACCAGCTCGCGCGGATCATCCTTGCAGCCGGTCAGATCGATGTGGCCGCCTTTCTTGGAGCCGCGAACCTTCTTGGATGGCAGTTCGGCACCACTCTTGCTGTCGACGATGCGCGCTTTGCCCTTGGGCCGCGCCAGGTCCAGCCAGGTGGTATGCACGCCGGCGAAGCGGCCATCGCGCTGGATCTTGGCCAGCATCGCCGGGCCGCTGTGCACCAGGCGGAATTTCGGCCGGTCCTCGACATAGAGCCGCGCTGCCGGGTCAAACCACAGCTGTACGTCGGCAGGAACATCGAGTCCGCGGATCTCGCGCAGATAGCGCTCGGCGAGCGTGCCCCCGATCGGCCGGGTATATTTCAGCAGATCCCAGGCGCGGCCGCGCTCGCGATCGCGCCAGGTATTGTGCTCGGCCTCGCGCTCGATCTTGCGCACAGCGCGCGCCGCCTCGGCCTTCGCATCTTCGACCGGATCGATTTCGCGCGCACCGCCCAACCGCTCGACCGCGGCGGTGAATTCGATGCCCTCGCGCTTCATCATCAGCTTGATGACGTCGCCGCCATCCGAACAGCAGGCGCAAACCCAACCTTCGGCATCGCATTCGAAGCCGGTGGAATCCTTGGCGTGCGGATCCGGCGAATGCAGCGGGCACGGCCCCATCATCTTCTTGCCATGCCGGCGCAGCGTCACCCATTGTGCCGCGACCTGGTCGCACGGGTTGCGCGCCTTGATGTCGTCAAGCTGGGCGTCGGAGAAACGGCTCATGCTTTCTTTCCGCTCAACATAGCCTTGAGGCCGGCGTTTCCGGTGATCCGCTCCACCATACGCAGCACGGCATTGAGCTCGGCGAGGCGCCGACGCGCCCTGCGACCGCCATCGGTCGGCACGCCACGGCCCTGCAGACCCAGGACGGAAACGAGTGAAACCTCCGCGCGCGTGACTTCCGAGAGCATCCGGCGGTGCAAGGCCTCGAAGGTGATCGGGCTGCATTTTGGTCCTGCCGTTCCGGCAGGCCAGTCCAACCCACAGCGTTCGCAGATCATCATGTAGTCACTGAGCGCGGCCCTGCAGATGGCTGGGCGTGCGACATCAGCAACAGCTTGCGGTTCGGTGTCCTCAATTTCGTCCGAGGCGAGCGAGGTCATCCGGCTTTGGTCTCTGCTGCCCAGCTAGCGAAAGTGCGAAACGAAACGGTCAAACATTTCTGATGGCCGGCCGACGCCATCGGCCAGCCTGGCGGCAATCGCGTCCTTGCCGCGATAGGTCATTGCCTCGGTCTTGAGTGCGGCGGCCTTATCAAGGCGGCCGCCCCGATATTGCCCAACGGCGGCGGCGAACAGATCGCGCGTGGCATCGACGCTGGCTTGCGCGCGCGCAAGCACACCGGCCGATATCGGCGCGGCCGGATGCCCGTCGGCCTTGTGCGCGCCGGACGAGATCACCGTCACCTTGATGCCTTTCTTTTCCAACTGCGCCGAAAAGTCGGCATGCAAGGCGATAACGCCGATCGAACCGACGCCGCCTGTCTCGGGCAACACGATCTGCCTTGTAGCGGACGCCAGCAGGTAGCCAGCCGAATAGGCAAAATCCGTCAGGATCGCGAGCGTCGGTTTTTCCGCCGATAGCTGTGCGATCATCGCGGCGGTATCGAAAGCACCGGAGACTTCGCCGCCGTAGCTATCCACCTCGAACACTACGGCCTGCACGGAAGGATCGCGCCGTGCACGCTGCACCTGCGCCTGCAGGCCCTCATAAGAGGTCTCGCCGGACGACGTCCCGAGCCACTTGCCTTTGTGCACGAGCGTACCCTCGATCGGAATAATCGCGGTCGAGCCAATTTTCATCAGCATCCGATGCCCATTGCCGTTGGCTTCGATCTGGTTGCCGAGCGGATCGCCGAGGCTGCCCATCGACGGCCGGCCGCCGGAAAAGGCGACGTGCTGTATTTGCTCGACGTCCTCGATCATCATTCCGCCGTCGACCAAACGGCCACCGATGCCGACGATGATTGAGGCGGCCTTGCCGGCGTCGATCATCAGCGGTGTATCGAAGATGCGCGCGGCGATGTGCGGCAACAAAATAGCCATGTGGTTTTCCTTCCAATGATGAGCGCAATGTGAGCGGGGCGCGGCAAACCGTGCGCGCTTTAGATGCCCCGGTTTAATTCAGCGAGCCGATCGAATGGATCGCCATCTGCCGTAGTGCCGGCGGCAAAACGGTCGACATCCGACGGCGGCGACGACGGCGGTATCCCCGGGGTGAAGCCGCGCGGCGCGAATAAGTCCGGCTTCTGCATGTCTTCGGGAATACCACGCTCCTTAGCCGCGCGTGCCCAATCGTCGGCCGTGTATGTCGTCAGATAAGCGTTTGCGAGCGCACGATTGTAGACACGCGCATCAAGAAAATGATTCTCACGGTTGTTGCCCAGCTTCCAGACTTTGCGCGGCCGGCCGCGGTAAGTTTCCTCTTCGAGGTATTCAGACGTGAGCTGCTTGAAGTAGTTTTCATCGAGGAAGGCGCCAAAATGGCAATAGCCGGGCGGATACGTCACGGCCGATCCATCCGACGATCCCGTGAGCGCGAGATCGGCGTAGAAAGCCGATTTCATCACCCAAGTCCCGACCGCGCGCACCTTGGCGCCGCCCTTCATCCGCCGGCCAGCGTAGGAAATGTCAACGTCTACCGCGACGCCGAGCGGGACCTTACCCCAACCGTCTACGCCTTTGAGCGCCTTCGAACCCGGATGCCGCCGGGTCCACTCGTAAACAATATCGGTCCTATAGCCGCTATCGATTCCGAATTCATCAGCTCGCCACTCGTTGCCGTAGCCGTCCGGCCAGGCCCGATGCCAGAGCTCAGAGAGAGCGGCGAATGCACCCTGGTCGGCCGCGGTGGTGGCACCGTCGAGATAATCGGCGTGAATCACCCAGCTTTGACGGTCATGTGCATGCGCGACGACTTCCACATAAATCCCGCGCATCTGCACGTCCGCCGCGATCGTGAGCAACAGCGGGCCCGGGGGAATGCGGCCGCGCGGATATTCTTCACGCCGCTCGATCAGGCGCAAATAATCGGGTGTGTCCCCGCGCACCTCATAAGCTTCGCCGCGCGTCAAATTCCAGAATGTCTTGAGCTCCGATTGATCATTGAGCGCCTGCACATTTATCCAGCGCTCTGCAACGGCATCCCACGGTACGAAGGGGCTGGAAAGAGTGTCGAAATGGTAACTTGGAAACTTGCCGGGCCCCGGCGCGGTCGCAATCCAGCCGTTCGGCAAACCATCGTCGCGGGGCGGTGCATGCCGGCTGCCGGCGCGCACCAGGGAGTTTTTCTGAAGGGCTTCGATTACGGTCCCGCAGCACGGCGCGACGTAGTGCGCTTTGTACGGATAGGTGTCATTAAATTGGAAATTTAGATCAAAGTGAAAGACGAAAGGCTCGCCGCAACCGGGGCAATCGACATGCCAATAACGCTTGTCCCCGCGCTCAAACTGTTCGCTGATGTAGCACTCGCCCACGATGGTAGGCGTCGAGATGTTCGTCTCTTTCCAATCTCCTGAAGCGAGGAAGGCCTCGCCGCGCGCCTCGATCATCGCGTGCGGCGAGCCCTGTCCATCCAGGTCGTGCGGGTATTCCGAGGCCTCATCCTTAATGCGCCTCTTCTTTGTGATCGAGCGCAAGCCAGCCGCCGAATTAGCGATCACCAGCTGCAGTGATCCGCCAGGATACCTTTTGTTGTAGGTGGTCGAGCCTGCGCCCGACCGAGCGATCTGCGACGCCACTTTCGCCTTTAGCGCTGTGGTTGCTTCAATTGTTGGAGTCAGCTTGTCTCTTATGAATTTATCAAGGGCGTCCTGTGTCGGCTGTACCAGCAGCACACCACCCTGCGGGTCGCAAGCGATCGAATGACCAACTCCGCAAATTGCCATAATCGAAAAACCTGTCTGCGCGGCCTTGCGAATGACCTGCCGGTTGACAGAGGAAGCCGGGCCCATTTGGTCCAAAGGTTCAACGATGTACGGCGTAAGCGCCGGGTCCCACTTCTCGCCGGCGTGCGGGCCATCCGGCACAATCAGATTTGCGGCGGCCCACTGCGAGGGCGTGATTTCCGCCGGCGGCTGGATAATCGGCCGCATGACGCGAAGCAGCGCCTCGCAAACGGATTGCAAAATTGTGTTCATATTTCGCGGTCGGCGGGGTCAAGGTCGCCCCAGGCAGGAACAATTTCTTGGCCCATGGTGGTGAGCACGCGGCCTGCGAGAGCCGGAAATTTTATGAGCATTCGATCGAATGCATCTATGATGGCCATGCGAAGGTGGCGGGCGTCCTGGCGATACTGAGTGCGCGCCCCGCGCTCACCATCGTGCCCGACACCAGCCGCCATCTCGGCGGCATGCGCCGGCAGGCGTTCTATCGCGGCGACAATCGCCTCGGCACACGCCGCTGCGGCCGGCTCGAGCTCGGCGATCTCCACCAGCTCGCCTTGCTTTTGGCGTAGGTCGTATTCGCGCAGCGCAGCCTCGGCCTGGGCCTTGCGGATTTGGGCCTCTCGATAGCTCGGCGAAGCCGCAACATCACTCTCCGGCACCGCCTCGCGCGTTTCCTGAGGCATCTCACGCGCGGCATCGCCGCTCTCGCCTATGGCGGCCAGAAATTGCACCAAATTGACAAGCTTGCGGCGTCCATGGCCCTTTCGCGTCTGCAGCTGGCCATCCGCCACCAGCGCTTTCACGCGCATCGAGATTGCCGGCGCGCCAACGCCCTGGCGCGCGGCCAGTTCGGTGATCGTGAGCCACAATGCAGCGTCACCAGAAGCGATTTCAGGGCGAGAGGTCATCGTTTCTTTAATGAATTCAGTACGTTCTGATTCTGCGCGGCTAGAGTTTTTCCGGGCTGCAACGGCACCGCGCGTACCACCCCCCGTAGGAAGGACCCGTGAACGGATGGGTCGACCTGTGACCGTGGGCGGGACTTCCTAATAATCAGCGCGGTCATTACTTCAGTAATCGCTGGATCTCATGGCCCAGTCGCTCGATCACGGCCGGCGCCGCTCTTTCGAATACTTCGCGCGTCTCACCTTTGAGGACCTCGCGACCGATGTTGGGACCATAGAGCGGGTGGATCGGTAGTCTGCCCTTGCCGACCCGCTTGAACGCGAGCGCGCTGCCTTCGGCAACGATTCCGCTCAACCCTTGTTCGCCGGCGTGCGCGTAAACCATAAAGGTACCAGCGAAAACGTGGCGTTCCCCCCACGGTGAGGCGCTGACGCCGGCGGCAGTCTGCCTTCCACCGAACGCAGCGATGTTAGTTTCCTTCCCCGAAACTCGGATTTGATAGGTCAATGTGGAAGGCGAAGAGGGAACCGCATGGGTGAGCTTCGAAAGATCGCTGTATTTCATGCCGCTTTGCTTCGCGAGCGAGCGCTTGACCTGCGTGAGCGCTTTGGCACCTTCGTGATTGAGCGCGCGCGACATCGCCATATTGGCGCGCTCGCCCAGCGCCGCGAGCCGAGCGCCAAATCGAACAAGGGCCTGATCTTGAAGCTTGATAGTCAGTTCCATTTTTCACCTTTCGATCCTCCCGGCTTTGGGAGGAAATGGGAGGAAACTCACAAACAACCCTCCCGTTCACAAAAACCAATAACCACGCAGGCTTTCGCTTAACTCACGATCAGATTTGGGAGCTTGGGAGGATTTTGTGTAAGTCGGACTCATGTGTGTGCGCGCGCGCGCACGCGCGCACGCGCGCATGAGTCCTCATATGTAAAAATCCTCCCAACTCCCATTAATCCTCCCAACGCAAGCAAAATCAGTAGCTTGCACAGCACCCCAATCCTCCCAAAGTTGGGAGCTTGGGAGCTTTGGCATCGCGTTAAAACACGATTTCATCATCGCCGGCCGGCCCAGCGCGCACCGGCGGGGGACTGTCGGTGTCCCGCAACGGCTCGCCGCGCTCGTCGACGAAGTCGCTCACCATCTTGATGAGCTCGATGTCGAGCCAGAACATCACGCTCGATTTGTCCTTTTTGTAGCCACGCTCGGTCATGGCGTTGGCGAGGCCGCGACCTTTCCATTCGGTGCCGCCCGTTGCCTTGGCCCAGGCGTTGAAAGTCGCGAGCAGGACGCTCGACTGCACCCGCGCACCCTCTTTCCTGACCACCACGCCTTCCAGGAAGCGTCCAAGCTGATCGCTGTCGCGCCGATACTCGGCGGTCGCGTCAGTGACCTCCTTGGGCGGCACAAGGCCTTTGTCGAGCCATTCGCGTAAGCCATCGAGCAGGCGGTTAAGAATGCCGCTCGCTTCCGCGCGCAGTTTTGCCGTCAGCTGCGGATCGCGCTTTTCCGGGGGGATAAATTCTAGGAACGGCACCAGCACGACACGGCCCCAGATCCCTTCGTCTGTGCCGCCGATCTTGGGCCGGTAGTTGCCCGAGATCGTCAGCTTGAACACCGGATAGAATTTGAAATAGTCGCGATTTAAGTGCCGCGCCTGCAGCGGTTCGCCGCCGGTCGCCAATTTGATCAAAGCCTCATCGAGACTCGCGCCCTTGGATGGCTCGGACGTGCGCAGCGATCGTTTGCCCGGCAGGATTGCGAGATCGGGCGTCGCCTGGCCGGCGGAGCGGCCGCGGCCTTCCGCGAGAAAGGTTTCGATCGGGATCGTCTCGGCGTAGTCGCCTGCAATGTGGGCGCAGGTATCGACCAGCACCGATTTGCCGTTGCGGCCCTTGCCCCAAAATACCGCGAGCTTCTGCTCGGAAGTGTCGCCCACTAAGTTGTAACCGAGCCAGCGCAGCAGGAACGCGCGGGTATCGGCGTCTTTCTGGATCTCAACAAAAAACTTATCGAACTGCGGACACGCCGCCGCCGGATCAAACTCAACCGGCGCGATCTTGGTGATCAGATCGGCAGGATCGTGAGGCCGGATTCTGATGTAGTCGGAACCATCCGCCGTCTTGGCGACCGTGAGCGTGCCGGAAAGCGTGTTGATGACGAAGGGATCAGCATCGAGCCTGGCCGGGTCGATGGCGAGATAGGGCGCGGCGTGACGCGCGATCGGCGCCATCTTCGCGGCGGCCTGCGAGGCAACCGCCCATTTCATTAGTCTATCGGATTTTCGGATCGGCGTGGCGTCGCGCTCATAGCCGACAATGATATCGCGCTTAGTGCCCTTGATCGCGCTCCCCTCTTTCGCGATCGCATGCACACAATCATGCTCTGCCATGCGCACACGATCGTCGGCGCCATCGCGGCACCAGCGCTTGCCGTCCCACCATAGCCAGCCGAGCACACTCGACCAAAGGAGGCTTTTCTTGTTGCGCGCCGCAAAACGCCGCGCATTGCCGAGATCGGTGCAAGGCAGATCAGCAAGCCGAAGATCAAGATTGCAACCGTCGCCATCAACGGCTTCCGGCAGAGGCGGCAATTCATCGGGCAACGGTTCCAGCGCGCCGCCAACCTTCCGCCGGGCGGATTTTTTTCGAGAGCCAACACGGCTAGGAGCCGCAGCGAACGGCACGACATTGTCGGCTGCGGCTGGAACATCAGCTGCAGATAGCTCGGTCGGGTCGCGCGGCGGTTTAGCCGCGTCGATTATTGCAAGGATCTGCTGACACGCCGCTTGGTAAGCGGCTGGATTGGTTTTTTCCGTTGGTGTCATGTTATCCGCGCGGGTCGCGCGCCGCATCTTCGGCAGCCAACGCGAGGGCGTCGATCAGTTCCGCTGCGATGTCATCTGCCTCGTGGCCGATCTCTTCAAATGTCTTCCCGGTCAGGCCACACTTGAAGTTAGGTGCACCTTCCTGAGGAGCGCGGGTATATAGGGCATTGATCAAGTCTCGGCGCCGCTCAGGTGGTGTTAGGGCAAGCAGGTGGCCGGCGACGAGGCCGATAAGCCGGTGGTGCGCAATCGTGATGGCAGTAAGCGTGTCGATCGCGACGGCAAAGTCGCTGCTCGACAACTGTGGCACAGGCGGCCTTCTCGGGCGAGAAATCAGCTTTTTGAAAAACTGCATAATGTTGCTCACGGCGGCCTGGCGCCAAAATTGAGATAACCGAATTATCGATACGTTCCACGATCAGGTCGGCGGCGTAGCGGGATCGATCGCGGCCGGCACGCTGTCTATGGGCGGCGGCCCAGTTAGATTAGGCGCGACAGGGCGAGGATCTGTGCCGGCGCCCCCCCCGGGCTGCTTCAATTCCAGCTGCGTGATAAAGCCTGACGAGCGGTTGAGCTCGTGGCGCACGCCAGCGATGCGATAGGTGCCGTCGACACCGGCGCGCACGCCGCTGACGGTGCAGGATCCTTCGCAGAACGCCGCCGGTTGCCCAACGATAGTGACGATGCCGGTGCCGGCCTCGCGCGTGGAGATCGCCGCATTGGCGGCCGCGGTCGTGGTTGCCTCGCCCGCATCGGCGCGCGTCTGGCGATGGGTGTGGGTCGCGGCGTAATCGCTAGCATAATCGCTGCCAATGCCGCCGATCGATTGCGTGACTTCCTTCCAGGTTGCCGTCGTGTGATCGTAATAGCGCGCACTCGTCTGGGCATATTGTGGGCGCCCGACGATCGGCGAAATATCCCATTCGATCAGGTTTCCCGTGTCATTGCCCTGGCCCCACGTCGCATTGACGCTGCCATCGCCACCGCCGGCGGCTTGGAGCGGCGTATTGAGCGGCCACATATAGGCTTGCGTGCCCTCGATCTTGAACACGGCGCCGACTTCATGCGCGATGCGCTGGCCGAGGTGAATGAAACTCTCGGTGCCGGCAACCCAATAGGGCCTCTGGATGCCGCCGACCGAGCCCTCCGCCTGGAAACTCAAACCGGCATTGCCAGCCGCCTGCGACAGAAAATCCTGCAGGCTGGCGTTGTCCTTGTGAAATTGCTGCGGCTCTTTGGCTTTGCCGCCGGTATCAAAACCGTGTGCCTTGACCACCAGCAGCCGGCCGGCACCGCGGCTGCCGCGTGATGCCACCTCGTCAACGATGCCGTCGAACACCTGGGTGAGACCGCCGGCGATCTTCCAACCGAGCAGGATATTCACGCTGTCGCCGACGGACGGCAATAGGATCGCGCCATCTACGTCGGCGAGCGTGACCATGGCGTGATCAGTCGACTCACCGGAATGATCCTCGACCTGCAACTGCTGCAGGATCGGATTGAACGTCTCGGTAACGTCGGTGCCACCGACGCTGATCTGGAAGATCGCCTGATCTAACATCTCTGCGCACCCCTCCAAAAATATTGGTTCAAAGATCAGCTCCCGCAGGTTACGGCCAAGCCGGCGAGACGCCAGCATCAGAATGGACACCGTTGGTGTTGAGCCCTCCGGTTGCGCCGCCGCCACCGCCAGCCGCGCTCGGCGTAATGTTCGGGCTGGCGCCGAAGGTCATCAACCCGACGATTTTATCTATGGTCGAATGCGTATCTGAAACCGCGCCATCGAGCTCTGTCGCCACTGCCTGACGAAATGCAGCGCCAAATTTTACGCCAGCCGCCTGGGCGTCCGTCGCGCGGTCAAAGCCAGCAAGATTAGGACCCGCGTCAAGACGAAAGCCGCGATCGGAGCCGAGCGTAAAATCGCCAATGGGCGCGATGCGTTGCCGCTGCCGGTCGGAATTGAACGCGCGGCGTTGCAGCTCGGCCTTCGACATCAGATTATACTTCATGTCATCAATGGCATCGCTGCGCCGCTTGATTTCTTTCTTGGTCTTCTCAGGCACCAGCGCGTCATACAGCGCGGACTCAACTTGATATGCGATGGCGTAAGTCGCGATGCCGCCGAGAATGCCCTTGATCAGGCTTTTCGCAATCATCCCGCCGCCGGCCATGGCGGCGCCCTCGGCAGCGCCGACTGCTGCACCGCCGCCGCCGACAAGTAGCTTGGACGCCGCGGCGTTCAAATTCCCCGCCGCGACATTAAGCAGCCCGGCCGAGGTCTTGAGTGAGCCAAAGCCTAAGAAACTGCGCAAAAGGCCCAAGCTCAATACAAGGCCGCCCGCACCTAGAGCGCCGACCGCGCTAGGCCCAGCGAACGGGGCGAGCGTCGGATGTTCTTTATTCCAGCTTGAAATCCGTTCCGACCAACCAGCAATGCTGCGCGTGATGGAATTCATTATCCCTGCTGCCGGCGCCATCGCCGGCTTCGTCAGAGTCGTACCGAAATTATAGAGCGCCGTCCCCAAGGTCTCTAATTGGAACTTCGCATCCGTTGCATAATCTCCGGTGGCTGCGCCGCCATGGGCCTCCCGCATCTTCTCCGCTTCGTCCTCAAATTCCTTGGCTTGCGTGATCAATTTTGTGACGATCTCGGCGGATCGTCCGGAGAACATCTTCGCCACCAGTGAGAGCTGCGTCGGCAAATCCTTGAAACCGCTTTGGATAAAGGCTGGCAGCAAATATTCCTTTACCCAAGTATCAGGATCGGTCTGAGCCACTTGCCAGCCGGTGCCGTGAGCGCCAAACTTAACCTCTCCAAGCTTGGCACCGCCGCGCCCGAAAGATCTGCCAAAGCCGCCGCCGGCACGTGGTTTGAACTCGCTTCGGTCCATCAGGCCAAGTTGAACAAATTCCTTAGCCTGCTCTCCACTAGGAGCAACAATTTCCCTGATCATTTGATCAATGCCGCTGCCGGCTCTACCACCGCTCTTTAATTCGGCGGCGAGCGACATCGCCGTGGTGTGCAGGAAGCGATCGGATAGCAGCGCGCCCGATCCCTTGAGACCACCGAAGAAAGAAGACATCTGCTCGGCCGTGATGAGGTCGCCCTTGACTTGCTTGGCCTTGAGGAACGCCTCCATAAAGCTGGTCAGGCGCGCTGGATTCTGCGCCGCGCCAAGCCCCTGGGCGGCCTTCATCATAAAACCGAGGCCAGCCGTCGAGCCATCGCCCATCGTCTTCAACACCGCCATCGTCTGAGCGATGACGGGGAGCATTGCCTGCGCTTCCGCAGGGCTATGGGTGATCGACCTTTCCTCCTTGTAACGGTCGAAAATTTCGTTGATCGGTAGCTGCGGGAAACGCGCCTGCTGCGCCATCACGATTGAAGAGACGCTGTCAATTTCACTGGCCGATATGCCGGCCGCGCGCAGGCCAGTCTCGGAGCTGTCGACCGCGGCGCCGGCTTTCACCGCCTTATAGGCGCCGGCCGCCATCCCCATCCCGAGGAAGGGTGCGATACTGCCGAATGCGCTGCCGAGGCCGCGGCGAATGCGCGAGCCGATCGACTGCGCCCTTGTGGCCTGCTGCTCCATCGCCGTCGTCGCGGCCAGTGCGGCACCCTTCAGCCGCGTCTCTTCGGTTGCAATCTGACTGAGCGGAATACCGAGCGATTGCAGGCTGGCCTGCGCCAGCTTGAGCGCATCCGATTGCTGAATGAAAGACTGACCGGCAGCAGCCGATGCCCGCTGCGCGCGTTCAAGCGCCACTTGCATTTGGGCGGTCGGATTTTTAGCCGCCGTCAATCTCTCGGTGAGGACTTTAACGGTCTGGCTTGTATTGGTGACGGCGAGCGATACTTTTTGAAAATCAGCCTGTACGACTTTTAGCTGATCGAGTTTGGCCGCCTTCTGCAGATCCTGCGCCGTCAGACCAAACTTCTTGAGCGCAGCCGCGGCTTCGCCCGCCGGCTTCGACAAGAGATCGCTCAACTTGAGGGTCAAGTTTGATGTGACATTGGGCATTGCGATTGCCTCTCAAAAAAAGAAGGTGCAAAAAAAAGAGTGGCGACGGCCAGGTCGCGGCTCCTGGCCATCGCCGACGACACCCACGCCTATACGCGCGCAGTTTCACTGGCCAACGCGGCGTAAGACGCCGTGGATGTCGTCAACTGAGGTCAAGAGGAAGATCGAACGATCAAATCGAGCGCGGCAAGTTGCGCGGTGGCTGCCGCTTGCTGATCGGTAGTGATACCGGACGGCCAGATCAGGCCATCAGAAAGCAGGACAGCATCGCGCTCGATCACGACGATCGGCGTATCGCTCGTGCCAACGCTCACGCGCCTTAACACAACGCCGATCGTATTTTGCGAGCCATCGGTCGCCGAGGGATTGAGCGGAACGACTTTGCCAGACGCAGGGGTAGCGACGGAGACTGCGAATGTAAAACGATCGCCGGCGACAAACGCAGTGCTGCCGTGGGTGATTGTGAAGGCGAGTTGAGTGGCGAAGGCGGCCGCATCGGCAGCAACTCCGACCAGCCGGCCGTAGGGATCGTACAATTCCCAGGCGAGCGCGCCGATCGCGACTACCTCATAGGTGCCGATCAAAGAGTTGGCCAAAAAAGCGGGACTCCCGAGCGCGACGGTGCCATTTCCGGCATTACCTCCGCCGGCAACAGCGGCAGCGACGGTGAGTGTGGGGTTGGTAATTTTTGCGACGACCGTGCCAATATCAAAATAGCCGGGCGGCGAAAAAGCTGACCCACTGTTCGCGAGAGCGGTTTCCTGCTCGCAGCTGAATTCCTCGCCCTTAAACCATTTGAGTACGGCAGATTGAAGTTTCGGCCTATTGAGATATTGGAGGAGCATTGTTTTGGTCTCCTGTTAATCTTTGGTGGGATGCGATTGCAGATTGGCAAATGCGACAACGATGTCGCTTTTGCCGCCGAGTGCGACGGGCGCTGTTATCCGGAAATCACAGATCCTGGCGGTCGCCACGTTCCGGCCACGCGCAGCATCTCGACCGAACGGTCGAGCGATGGTAATTCCACGACCTCCCAAAGCGGCGCCGGCCGCCGCGCCCGAGTGCCATGGACAACCCGCGTCTCTTTCACGGTCTCCATGGGCGGCAAGGCGCCGACTCGCCAGGGGCTATCGCGGCCGTCGTTCACGGCGCGCTGCACTTCGACGATCTCCTGGCGCTCTGGTACGGCCGGTGTGTGGCGCATCTCAGCCTCGAAGTGTTCGATAGAGGGGGCGCCAGGCGGCAGATCCATGTTGATTGCATCAATCTCGTCCTGCTCGGCTTTGCCTGCCGTTAGTGCATCGAATAGCTGTTGATAAACGGAATTGAGATCCCTGCGGTATTTCTCACGTCGTGCCTTGAGGCCCTTTACGTAAGTGTCGTATCTGGCGCGGCGGTCGGCGGCGGCCTCGCGCTCCTGCGCCTCAGCCAGTTGGCCGTTTAACTTTTCTGCCCTTGCGCGGGCGACCTCAAACCGATCGGCGGCATCCTGAATCAGCAGCCGATGCCGGTGCAGCGCTTCGACGCCTTCGCAGACAACGGATGTAGATTGCGCCACCAACTGCGCGTGCTCGGCATTGGCGTTGGTTTGTGTGGCGCGCTCCTGGGCGAGCTGCGCGGAAAGTTCGGCAGATTTTTTTGGCATCGAAGTTTTAGACATCAATAACTCCTGGGTTTTTGGCTTGCGGTTTGAGGTGCGCAGCTGGGATGCCGATGACAGTTCAGCTAATCGTTCCAATGCGGATCGAGCGCTGCGTAGATAGCGGCGAGCCCTGACGACGCCCCCGCCGGCGCGGGCGGCGCCTTGGCCGCTGCCGGGTGCGAGAGTGCTTGCGCGACAGCAGCATCAATACGGCGCTTGCTTTCTATGTCCGCATACGCAGTGGTGATATGCGCGGCCATAGACTTCTCTAGCGCGCCAAGCTCGATGACGGCGCTTTCGATCTGCCGATCGAGGGCTCGCACCTGTAAGGCGGCGGTATGCCGCTCTTGCGGCGAGCGCCGCCCCTGCATCGCCATCTCCATCAGGCGCGCGGAATTTCGATCAAAACGCAACTGCTTAATTATCTTGTTCTTGTCGTCGATAGCGTGGGCGTTGGCGACAGCTGCCACCGTGTCTAATTGAGACATGAATTTCTCCCTGTGGTGAAAATGTTTTCGAAGCTGACCAAGGTTGTGCCGCCGTCGCACACAAGCGGTCTCATTTAGTGAGCGTGTTCCGCCGGAGGTGTTTGGATTTTAAACTTCGCGAGGCGACCGAGGACTTGCTCGGCGAGCGCGGTAACGTTGACCGCGAGCAAAGTGACCCCGGGGTCATCGACGTGAAATTCCAAAACCAAATCTCCGCCAGCATGCAGCGCGCCAGGTAAGCCGAGAGCGGCGAGCTTCGCCCGCTCCGGTTCAACCAAATTGAAGGCCTGCCTTACGGTAAAGCCATAACGCGATAGGTGAAGCCCGAGGGCGATTTGAAACACTTCGCCCACACGATAGACCATCGTCCTGCCTTCGCGAATGCCCAGGCCATCGAGATACCCACAGCGGCGAAGGTGGCGCAGGTATTCGCAGCTAACGGCGACGCCGGCAGCAGCGGCATGCGGCCCGAGATTTTGGTTCATGGACAAATACCCTCCGATCCACGCGTCACGGCGTCGCGTTTTCAAGGAAAAAAAATCGCGCGGAAAAGGTCTAAAAATGTTTCCGATGGAAGCATGGGAGGTCCTCGCGCTTCGCACTGCACCGGTTGCGGGGCGATGCGCGGCCCGTACCACTCTCCCGGTTTTCGGGAAAATGATATTGCTGAGCGGGATCTCCCGCCTGGAAATGCTTTGGCCGATGGGCGGCGGCTTGTTTTAGGCCGCGGTCTCCGGTTGCATCACTTCCACATCGGCGCATGAGACCCAAATAACGGATTTTCCGCCGAGCAGCTTCTGTTCCATCTCAACGCGCACTCGGCCGCCGCCCGCAACCTCAATAATCGTTCCCACACCGAGGAACGCGGTCAACAGTCCATTTTTAAGCCTTACCCGCCGACCAATTTTGCAATCTTCGGCTTTTTCGGATGCGCGAATGTTCAACCGCGCTTCCACGCTCCTGATTTCCTGTATTTCACTTTTGGTCAAAGGACGTGCGAGCTGCTGCTTTGCAAAACGGAGGCCTGCCCAATCCATGATTTTGTCGCGATTATCGACCGCGAGCATTTCAACGGGAACGAACAGCATGCATGAAATCACCGCTATACGGCGAGCGCGATAATGCGTCGGCCGACCGCACCGTTGCTGTTTTGTAAACTCCGGCAGATAGGCGTGAATGTTTACGCGCTTGAGATATTCTGCCGCCTTATGCTCTCGATTGGGCTCAGCTAACAGCGAGTGCCAAAATGGAAATCCCGAATAGTCGAGATCGGGAAGTGGCGTGACCGGCGACGGTTCGAACCAATTCTGCTTCGCCGGCTGGCGATCAATAGTCGCCTCGTGCATGGTGGCGAGCATCAGGAGAACTTCCGGTAGAACGCAGCGACCGGCACCTTGATCAGCCCGCCTATTCTGATCGTTGGGATATCGCCACGCGCGGCGGCGGCGTACGACGCATTTCGGCCCAGGCCTAGTTCAGACCCAGCCTCCGGAACCGACATTACCAAACGCGCGGGAGGGACAGACTGCCGATCCGCGGGCGTGCCCGCGTCGCTTGCGGAGCCCTTCAAGGTCGAGCTTAAATCTTCGGCGGCGCGCGTCATGTGGAAGTGCTTCACCCTCGGTTTCGGAGCGGAACGCAATCACATAGCCGCAGTACTATCATCATGCCTAAATGGTAACAGTTAGACAGTCAAGTGCCATTTCGTCCCGCCCGTTGCTGTCCCGTAAAAAATGTGCTAGCACTCGTTTTTGCGGGATTGAAACGCCAGGCATGAGAGGCGGCAGATGACGAAGCGAATACAGATGAATTTGCGAACAGACGAAAGCCTTAGGGACCGTCTGCAAGCCGCCGCGGACAAGAATGGCGTCTCGGTAAATAAAGAAATGGACGAACGGCTGAAACGATCTTTTGAAATGGGGCCTGATCTCTTTGAGACAAAGGAATTGTTCGGAATTGCGGAACTGATCGCCGTAGCCGTGCAGAAGGTCAACTCGCAGGCTGCGTTCTACGCTTCCCCTTTACGTGACCATCAGTTCTGGATCGATCACCAATCTCACTTCTGGATGGAAAACGCGTACGCCTACGATCAAGTGATAAAAGCGGTGCAACACATATTGGAGACATTCCGGCCCGAAGGTGATCCGTCCGCGCCTTCCCCGAGAGTCGCTAATCCAGATGGGTTGATCTCCGACATAATGCCGCGCCTCGGGATAACTATTGCCAAGATCGTCCTTGCAGAAGTCAGGGCCGGCAAATCACACTTTGACTCCGAACAAAATGTTACGGAGCTCATCCGAGATGGTTTGGGCAGCCTTGCAAATCGCATCCGCGTCGAATCTTATCTCCAGCAACGGGATGGGAGCCAATCTGTCGGTTCCCAGGCGACTAATAACGAAGAGCGAACCGAAGGCGCTTCAACGGTGATAAAAGCCGTCGACAACAAGCCTCAACGTAGGAACATCCGAACGCGAAAGGTGCAACTATGAAGGGCCACATCCGCGAGCGCGGCGCTGGGAACTGGTATGCCGTTCTGGACGTGCGCAACCCGTCAACGGGAAAGCGCGCACGGAAGTGGCGCTCCCTCCCCGACTGCAAGGGCAAGCGCGAGGCGCAGATCGCATGTGCGACGCTGATCGCCGAAGCTCAGAACGGCGGATTTTCTTTGGAGCCGGCGAAGACGACGGTTGCAGAGTATCTCGAACGCTGGCTCGACCACGTGAAGGCAAACGTCTCGCCCAGGTCCCACGAGCGCTATGCCGAGATCGTGCGTAAAAACATCGTGCCCCGGCTCGGCACCGTGAAGCTCGCAAAGTTGAAGCCGCAACAGATCGCTGGCGCCTACACTGAGGCGCTAGCGCGCGGGCGTCGCGATGGCAAAGGGGGCCTCTCCCCGCGCTCGGTGCACCATATGCATCGTATTCTGAAACAAGCGCTTGCCCTAGCTGTGCGCTGGAATTCCCTGCCCCGCAATCCAGCCGATGCGGTCGATCCGCCCAAGGTGGAGCGGAAGGAGCTCGCGACCTATGACCTCCCGGCGACGGCCGCGATGATTGAGGCGCTGCGCGGGACACGGATGCTGATCCCGGCCGTCCTTGGCGTTCTCTGCGGCTTACGCCGCGGCGAAATTGCCGCGCTCCGCTGGCGCAATGTCGATTTGGATACCGGCAAGCTTGCCGTCGTCGAAAGTGCCGAACAGACAGCGGCAGGCGTGCGCTACAAGGAGCCAAAAAGTGGGAAGGCCCGAAACATCAGCCTGGCGACGACTGTACTGGAAGAGCTCAAGGCGTGGCGACTAGCGCAAGCCCAGGAATTTTTGCGGCTCGGCGCCCGGCCTGGCGCTGATACCTTCGTCGTCACGCGAGCGGATGGCGGGCCCCTGCAGCCGCGCAGCATCACACATGAGTGGATCAGGGTCATCACGGCCAAAGGCCTCCCCCGTATCCGCTTTCACGATCTGCGCCATGCCCATGCGACCCACCTGCTTTCCTCGGGCGTTCATCCAAAAATTGCTAGCGAGCGCCTCGGCCACACCAAGGTTGGCATCACGCTCGATCTTTATTCGCATGTGCTTCCCGGGATGCAGGCAGACGCTGCTGCCGTCGTTGACGACGCACTGCGCGCGGCCCAAGAAAAGCTCGCGAAAACGATTGGGTAGCAAAATGGTAGCAAATGGCTGTTTTTGATTTGAGGGACTAAGACGAAATGATAGTTGTTTCAATGGTTTGGAAGGGTGGCCGAGTGGTTTAAGGCACCGGTCTTGAAAACCGGCGTACCCGCAAGGGTACCGTGAGTTCGAATCTCACCCCTTCCGCCAATGCGACATATAACATATTGATATTATTATATAATATATAATTACTTGCGTCTACCCACGGGCCTACCCCGCGCGCATTTCACTGAAGCGGCTAAGGCGGCCTATCCAAGCCATCGCGACACGCTCGCTGATGCCGCGCGCGGCGCCTTTATTGGCCTTGGAAGCCTGAAAGCTCCGCCTCCAGAACGCGCTGCCGTCTATGCAGCGGCCGCAGCTGTTACGGATAACAGCGCGTACTCTCTCCTGCAGTCGCCGAAACACTTCGTGACCTGATCGATACCTATAACGTCTTCATAGTCGGCGATCCAAAAGGCCGCGAACTCGATCAAGTTCGTCTTGGACCTCAAGAACGAAATGACGCGAAGGCCATTCTGGAAGCGTCGTACCCAATCGTTCGAGCAGTTAAATCGTCGGACGGACTAGCGACTGCGGCTGCGATTGAGATACCGACCGAGCAGTTCGATTCCGCAAACAGCGCGCCAATAAGGCCGCGCCGAATGTCCTTCCCAAGGCCATTCCGGAGCGGGTGCAAACTCACGAGCGGAGAGCCTCTCTCGCCCCCGCCATGGAGGAAGCTGTGAACGACATCGCTAAGATGCTGAAAGATATTGCGAACAACCCCACCGCTCTTGCGTTAGCTCTCGCGGTGGTCGTTCTCGCGTTCGCCGTCTATCAGTTCGCTTCTTGATCAATCCCCGACCACCGCAAACGCCCGCAACGATGCCCCGCGACGGCGCCATCACCTTCGGCGATCTGGTCGGCACAAAAAGAAAGGCCGCCTCGCGGCGGTCCTTCCAATATCCAATCAGGTGTTGTGATCAGGATGCCGGATCTACGGTGCGTCGAAGACGGGAAGTGAGAATAGTTGCGACGCCGAACAAGTATCTTCTGCGTCGATGCCGTGGACCTGGAATACCGACTTGGCGATATCGAGACCGATAGTCGTGATCGTCTGCATTTTTGGCTCCTCCAAATTGTGGGGGCCTTAACAGCACCCACATTCATGGCA